TTACGGAGTCTTGGTCCCGGGCGACATCAGCGCCGTCAGCTGCTCCGTCTTCGCCTCGCTGCCGCGGCTTGAGCCGAATTCGAAGCCGTAGACGTCCTTCACGATGGCAACAAGAGCGCCGGACAAAATCAACAGGATGTCGCGGGCCGGTCCCTCCGCGATGGTGTGGACGAGGAGGACCCAGATCAGGCTGATCAGGCCGCCGATGGCGGCATAGGCCAGGATGTCGGCGCGGATGTTGCGGCGGCCGGCCTGGGTGATGGCGGTGTCGCGGGACCGGGCGCTGGCGCGGTCGGCGATATAGGCTTTTTCCAGGTCTTCGGTCTGGGCCGCCATGGCCTGCTGAAAGGCCAGCTGCTGGGCGGCGTCGGCATGGATCGCATCGACAGCGGCCTGGCCGGTTTTGCCGGTGATGGATTGGGCGGTATCGACGACTTTCTGCGCGACATCGCCGGCCTGATCGCCGCCCAGCCAGCGCACGATCGAGGGGACATATTGCGAGAGGCCAAGCGCGATCGAGATCGGGTCCATGGGATCAGTCCTTTTCGAGATTGAAGAATGCGTGCCGGCCGATGGTGACCAGCGGCAGACGGGGATGGCCCCAGGCATAGGGCCAGGGCAGCGACGCGACCTTGTAGGAGGTGGCGCCGAAGGTCGGGTCGTCGATGCGGCCGGCGACGGCATCGGCGGCGATGGCGAGCGCCTTACGGAACGCCTCGTCGCTGTCGTCGACCGACAGCAATTTCTCGCGGTTGGGATCGCCCGGATTCCAGCAGGAAAACTGGGCCTGCGCGCGGCAGACCGAGATCACGTCCCGGCCCCACCAATATCGGCCGCCATGTTCGCGACTGGTTTGGATGCGGTTCAGCACGACCGCGGCGACCGCGATCATGCCGGCCTCGCCCTCGCCGCGCGCCTCGCCCCACAGAGTGCGGGCCAGGACGTCGATCTGATCGGCGACGGGATTTTGCGGAGCGTCGGTCATGCGCGGTTACTCCGGCGTAGAAGACGCCAGACGCCGGTGACGCCCAGGATCGCGCCGCAAATGGCGGCGATGGCGCCGGCGACGATGTTCACGGTGGTCAGGAAATCGGCCCAGAACGGCGTCGTGACCAGCACGACGCCGGTCAGGGTTTGGGCAGCGGCGGCGCTTCCCGCGCCCCCGGTAATCGCAGGGTCAGGCATATGGTCCTCTTGGATTTTGGACATAAAAAAAGCCGCCCGAAGGCGGCGGTTGCGTCACATCGTGATCGTTGCGCTGGTATAAACGCCGGCGCCGATGACAGTCACCTGCCAACGAGAAGCGGCGTTGAAGGCTCGTTAAAGCCTCGACGATCTGCTGGTATGGATCGCTGACGTTGCTGCCGGATATTTCGTAGGGCGTTCATAGCCCCGCCGGCTTTTGCGGCGGGATCGGCAAGGGGAGCGTTGGATCACCCGTCGCGGCGCGCAGGATCACGCGCAACGCCTCGCGATATGTTTTCCAATCGGCCGGGACGGGAATGCCTGCTTCGGCGCAACGCGTGACGATGATATCGCCGGCCTCGATCAACACGCGGGCTTGATTTTGATAGGCGCGCCAGGCCGGGCCGACCGGCGCGGGCTGCGACGCCGGGCGCGGGATGACCTTGGGGTTATTCGGGTCCGAGAGATCGACGATGTTGGCGGTGCGATCGGTGTTTCGCGGGGCGACGACCAGGGTGCGCCCTTGGGTTTTCAGAAACGTCGTGATCGCGGCGAGATTTGTGTCGTTGCTGGTGCCGTCGCCGACAATCTCGCCCGTCGAATCGCAATCGATATAGTCAGCCATCGCTACCTCTTGAACACGTTGGCGACGATGCTCATGGACGTCACGCCGACGAGGGCTTGCTTCAGGGGCGTCGTCGGGCCGGCGGGCACCGTGAGAACGAACTCAAGTTGATAGACATGATAACCCGCCGAGGTTGTCGCGGTCGTATCGGTGAACACCAATGTTACCGAACCGTCCGCGGCGGTGCTGCTGCCGGAGCGCAGCACGGTCCAGCCGGTGTCGGCGCCGTCGCGCGTCACGATCATATAGGCGTCGCCGCCATAGAGACCCGCCGCCAGGAAACCCTGTATGGTGATGATGATCTGGAGCGAGCCGCCGGCGACGAGCGTCTCGCCGACCGCGGCCAAGCCGACATATTGCGTCGTTCCGGCGGGAAAATGATTGACGCCGTCGCCGGGGGTATTGTTGTCGATCGTCCTCGCGTAAGACCCGTATGTGCCGGTGTTCGTTTCGGTGGCCGCATTGGCCGCTATGTTCGACGTCCCCACGACATTGACGCCGAGGTCGGACGCGCTGAGAATTTCGACGCCGGCCGAATTCCAGACGAACAGGCCGAACTGACTGCCCCACTGGCCGGCGATCATCCGGGTGGCGCCGCTGCTGTCGATAACCTGGAAATACGGCCCGTATTGCAGGCCGCCGGAGGTTCCCGTCTGGCCGTCCATCACGACAGCGGACGCCCCGCCGCCGCCCGTCGCGGTGAAGTAATTGCCGGTGAAGAAGTTGCCGGTGATCTTGTCGCCGGTGATCGTCCCTGCGCTGATATTCGCCGCTGTAATCGTCAATGCGGCGATGTTGCTGCCGGTAATCGTGCCGCCTGCGATATTGGTACCGGTAATCCCACCGGCGGCGATCTGAGCCGCCGTCAGCGTGCCTGTCGCGATTTGGCCGGCGGTGATCGTTCCTGAGGCAATATTCGCCGCTGTTATTGTATTTGCGGCTATTTTGTCCGTCGTGATCGCGCCATCGGCGATCAGCGTGCCAGTGGTGACGCGCTCGAAGCGCGGGTTGCCCATTTCCCAATAGCCGGAACCGGCGGTTGAGGGGGGCGTGGGTTCCGCGTTGCTAACAAAAAACAAGCAGAGCACATACGCAGCATTGGCCGGTGAAGTCGATATAAACTCAGCCGAACAGCCGCTTGTTGCGGTAACCGATACCCCGTAGGGATCGACGTAGGATGAAGGATCGAAATAGGTATTGCTAAGGCTAATATAAGTTTGCGTGTTGTCGTAGTATCTTGTTTCAAGATAAAAATATTTATTAGCGCCAAACGAGCGGATCAGCGCCCGTTGACGATATTGGGTATTCCCATCACAGCTGATGAGGACTGATTGTATTGTGTAGCTTAAATTAGTACTTGTAGAAAACAGCGAACAGTTCCAAACGACCCCCTTGATCAGGCCCATCGCGGCTTCAGTCGCTGTGCCTGACTGATAACCGGGGGTTGTCGTTCCATTCGTGCCTATGGCCCAAACCGTCGGGTCGGCGAAGTTGGGGTCTAAGATCAGGCTCGTCGTATCGCCGATATAGAGCTTGCTGGCGGTCACGGCTCCGGCGGCGATCTGACCGGCGTTCACCGCGGCGGCGGCGATCGAGGCGGTGGTGATCGAGTTCGCCGCCATGTTGGCGGCGGTGATCGTATTCGCGGCGATATTACTCGCTGTAATCGTGCTCGCGGCAAGTTGCGTCGTTGTAATCGTACCGGCGAGAATTTGCGCTGCCGTGATTGTATTCGCCGCAATTTTGCCCGCTGTTATGGCGTTGGCCGCGACCTTACCGGTCGTAATGGCCCCATCGGCGATTGTCGTGGCGATTGCCAGGCGAATTAAAGAGACATTCCCGAAGCACCAATAGCCCGACGTAGACGTTACAGTCCCGATATTTACAAAGATATTACACTGAGCGTAGACGGCTCCGGCTGGGGGCGTGAAAGTCACATTGACATTCTGCGCCCCCGTTATCAAGGACGATGCAGCAGAGAAAGATCCCAGAAGGGTCGTCTGATCCGCAGCGTAGCAATTAACATACACCACAGCAGGAACCGATGGGATCGCCCCGATTGGTTCAACAGTCGCAGCAAGATTGTAGGACTGGCTCGGCGTTACCGAAATAAACGGTGTGTTGGCGCCATAGAGACCCGTGGCGGCCCCGGCTAAAGCGGTGTTGACAACGACAATATTCGGGCTTCCGATGTCCGGCGCGCTGCCGCCTGACCCGTAATACACAGTCGTGCCGACGCCCGGGCCAAACAAAGTCCAGTAAGACTGATCCTTAAATTGTGGGTCAATGACGAGGTTGGTGGTGTCCCCTATTGTAAGCTTGTTTGCCGTCACCGCGCCGGCGGCCAAATTTGCCGTTTCTACCGCTCCGGCAGCCAACAGGGGTGTCGTGACAGCCCCGGGCGTTATCTGCGTCGTCGTGATTTGGCCGGTCAACTTGGCCGCGCTCAACCCCGCGATTTGGGCGTCGGTCAAGGTGCCGGTGATCTTTGTCGCCGCCAGATTGGCAATCTGGGCGTCGGTCAAGGCGCCGGTGACGTTGACCGCCGGAACGGCGACCGTCCACGCACCGGAATGATAACGGTACAACTGGCCGTCGGTTGTCAGAACGGCGGTGTCGCCCTCCGTCGCCGCGCCGGGAAGGCTCGATACGATCTGAACCGGGGTTATGCCGGAGGCGAATTTCGTGATGTCGAGCGAGGCGGCCGGAATGTCGGCCGCGGTAATCGATGAAATCCAAGCCGACCCGTTCCAGCGGTAGAGCGTCCCGGTGCTGCTTTCGTAAGCGACGTTGCTGGTCGCCGAACTGGCCGAACCGATGCTGGTGACGACCTGCACCAGTTCGAGACCGCTGATCAGGTTGGCGGCGGTGATCGAATTGGCGGCGATCTGCGCCTCGACGATCTGGCCGGTGATGTCGGAGGATTCGACGCCCAGCGTGGTCGCTTCTCCCGGCCCCAGCGCCGTGGCGCTGAAATTGCCGCTGGTATCGACCGTCTTGACCCAGACGTAATACAGCGTGTTCAGCGCCAGGTTCGGGATGGTGACGCTGAGCGTGTCCTGACCGCCGACGGCGGCGGTCGCGAGATTGTTGACCGTGTTATAATAGACGACATAGAAGGCGATGTCGGATTCACTGGTGACCGGCGTCCACGACACCGTCACCTGGCGATAGCCGCCCGCGACGTTGAGGCCGGTCGGGGCCGGCGGCGGTGTCGTCTTGAACACCGTCAACACGTTCAAATCCTGCGCCCAGGCCGAGAAGAACGGCCCGGTATTGCTGGTGCTGCGCACGGCGCGGACCTGGGCATCGAACGTCGTGAGCGGCGCGATCGGCGAGATCGTCAGCGACGTCGTATTCGCGGCGACGAATTGATCCAGCCAAGGGCCGGGGCCGGTATGGGTGCGCCACTGCACCTCGTAACGGTCGAACACCGGATCGGGGCTCGCCGTCCAGGCGATTTGCATGAACGGTTGCACCGTGCCGTCGGGCTGCTCCGCGATGCCGCTGCTGATCGTCACGCCGCTGGGCGGAGCGACAAAAGCCGCGATTCCTGTCGGATCGTAAACATAGGGCGAAACATCGGCCGCGGTTTCAGCCGCTTCGCCGTAGATATTGACCGAAAGGAATTTGAGATAGAGCGTCTTGCCGACATAGGAGACGGGCGCGATCGGCAGGTCGAAAGTGAAGACGTTGTCGTCGAGCAGGCAGAATTGTGAGCCGATCGCGTGGCCGGCGATCGGTGTCGAATAAACGCCCCGGCGCAGGCGGCCGGGCGTGCCGCCATACTTACCGAGGGCGTAAACATACGGCGCGGTCAAGTTCGCCTGTTCGAACGAAATCAACTCCGCGTCGCCGCCATCGGTGTTCTGCACGACCGCAAGGCAAGCGGGAATGAAGTTATCGCTGTTGAGCTGGCTGACGCTGGAAAGCGCGCCGAAGCTCTGTGTCAGATCCACGGACAGGGTATTGACGGTGTCGGGGTCCGACCCTGTCGCCAAGGTCGCCGTCAGCACACCCTGCGTGGCCGCGCGATCGATGTTTCCAAGCGGCTGATAATCGACGTTGTCGAGCGAAATCAGAACCTGACAGCCGCCCCAATTCGGGTTGGCGCCGGAGACGCCGATCACGATTTGCGGCGTGGCTTCCGAAATCGCCGACAGATAGGCCGGCCCCGGTTCGAAGATCACCGGCGTGTTGATGGACCCCGGCGAAACCCGGTAATTCGCGATGTAACCCGTGCCTTGATTGAGATTGTATTCGGCCGTCGATCCCAGGCTGACCGGGTATTCCTCGGCGATGACGGTGAGCGTGCCGTCGTCGTTCTCGGTGGTTTCCAGAATGCGGATGGCCTGCGACGATAGGCCGAGTCCGGAATCCGTGAGCGTATCGAGGTCCATCGGATCGAACAGGCAGTACCGGCCGTCGAGCCCGAAGGTGTAGGTGTTGAGAATATATTCCTTTTGCAGCAGCAGCTGCACCGATGTATTCGCCGCGTTCCCATCGCAGAACAGATGCGCCTGCTTGCTGGAATCGGCGCGCCGTCCATAGGCGTCCATCAAGGCCTGATCGGTGGCCTCGGCGATAGAGGGGGCGTATTGGTTCGTGCGGTCGAGATATTCGAGTTTGATATCGTTGATCTGATCGGAGGCGCGTTGTCGGGTTAACAGCACCGGATCGTCATCGGACGAGCCGCCGGCATAGCCCGACACGAAATCGTCGTCACCGAGATTGAAACCGGCCATCGAGGGCGGCGTATAGCTGTAGCCGTTGCCGCTGACGGCGACACTGCCGCGGGGAACCATCGTCAGGATGCCGCAGGACCAGACCACCTCGGAATAGGTGTAGGTCGCGATATCGTCGATCAGCGACGATGTCTGGGTCTGGTCTGCATAGACCGGCGAAATCCACAGCCCGGATGCCAGGCAGAAGTTCTGATAGTTCGAGAGAGTGCCGGTCGAGACATAATTGATCTGGATCGCTGCGCCGGTGTCGGCCGCGTTAAAGCTGTAAACGCCGGTCGCGGCGTTGAACGCATATTGCGACGGACCCGGCGCACCGGAAACGCAGGTAAACGGAACACCCGAGCTGTCCTCGACGTCGAGGTTGTAATTGAACGCGGCGTGGTTGCCGACAGTGATCGTGTGGGGTGAGCCCGGGATCGCATAGTCTTCGCTGTTGTTGACGACGCTGCCGATCCGCGTCGCCGGGAAGCCCGCCCCATATTGCGAATTCGACAGCAGATCGACCATGACCTGGCTGGGATCGGCGTCGGCGCCGTTGGGCGCGGTGGCGTAAAGCCGCCCGTAAATCTCGAAATTGTAGCTCGGCACCGTCGCCGAGCTGGAGAGGTTCATCAGACCGAATGCGGCATAACAGATGCCGCTATAGGGCACGGCCTGATCGAGATGATTGGCGGTCAGATACGACCAGGGCGACTGGCCCAGCACGCCGGTGAAGAACGAAAAGCCGGCGGTTGAAGACGGCTGCGCGGTCTGATTGACCCAGGTCGTGCTGGTGTTGACGATCGGCCCTTCGCAAATCGCGCCCGCGACGGCGGCGGTGTAGGTGTAAGACCCGCCGCCGCCCGATTTGCCGCTTTTGCCACCGTTCGACGACGATTTGATCGCCTTGAAATCGGTGTAACAGGTCAGGTTCATCGCCACGCGGGCAGCGCCGTAAAGGATCGGAACCGGCAGCCCGTAGCTTGACGTCTGAACCTGAATCCCAGCCAGCGCGACCGGCTGCGTCGTCTTTGCGCCACCTCCCAGCATTCCGCTCATGGTTCACCTCGGCGCGAAGGAAAATGGCTGTTCGATCGACGGCGTCGGCCGTTAACGATCAAGCTCGAATGAAGGACGTAACAACGTCGCTGGTTCGCAAGACCGCAAACAGCAAAAACCCCGCCGAAGCGGGGCTTTTGCTCGGCTATACGGTGCGGAGGCTTAGCGTTTCAACATTTGTTTTAGAAGATCGACGCTATGAGAACTTAATCTGCCGATGACCGGACCCACGCCATCGGGCCGTTTTGGGAAGTAATCCTCGGCGAACGGCAGGAGCAACGTGAGGTCCAGTTCAAATCGCGTAGCAAGAAAAAGCCCAGCAGCATTCATGTCCGTAAGATTGGCGACATAGAAGCTGCTGACATAGGGTTTGTGGAGTTTGGAAGTGCCATACGCAACTTCCAACGCACGATTCCCATCTTTTTGCCGAACGCTGCGGACCAACGCCGGTCGGTCTTTAAACCCACCCTCCCCAACGTTGGTAGGCCACCTACACCAAACCACATCGTAGGGCGAGACCGCAATCGACTGCGGGTAATAGGAAGGCGTCAGTTCCGGCACGGACTACCAGGCCGGCCCGCTAACAGTTTCCCATTCTTCCAAATTAAGCGGTTCGACCGACTTCTTCAGCTTGGCGAGTTGCTCAATCGACACACTGTCTCCGTACTCCGCCTCGGGCGGCGGCTGGGTCGCGCCCTTGCGTGGCTGTTGTGCATTATTCTGTGTAGGCATTCTGGTCGCTCCAGTTATCGCGGCAAAAGCCGCCGGACCTCATCATCAATGCGAGATTGGTTATAGTCTAACGATTGATGATGTTAGTTGTTCACGCAATAAGAGGTTTTTCAACAATTTCCGTCATCGCGAAAAGCGGCGCCAAGCGCCAAGCTCGCAAACCGATTTCATAGATGTGGCCAATAGCATCAATGTTTGATGATCGACATTCGCATAGCACCAATGTTTCTTCACTGAAACCCGCCTCTTCGCGAACTCCGATAATTTCGCAAAACCGCGACATAAATATGGCACTCGGCTTGATGACCATTCCTAAGGAATCGGCGCTCATACTCTTCTCGCAACCCGATATCTGAATGCGCTATCATTCTTCGGGCAGATCACCCGGCCACTTTCTTACAACCATATGAGCCATAAAATATGGGGGCGGTTTTGGCCTGCTGACTAGCGGGCGAATATCCGTCACAACGCGCAGCTTCGATGGCCCACCGCTTCAACGTGAAGAACTTCACCGGCCTCGGCTGGCCGCGACCGTTTTCGACTTCGCCGATCGTCGTCAGGCGGAAATTCCGGGATGCGTCGTCCTCCTGCACCGATTGGCCGCTGAAGGCGTGAACGATCACCGGCCAGTCGATGACCAGCGCCGCGTGGCTGAAGCAGCGGCCGAACTTGAAGAGCGCGAAATCGGCAGGGTGCGGCGTTGCGATCTCGACGGCGTAATCAGCGATGCCGCCGAGATAGATTTCGTCATGTCCGTGCAGAAAGAACCGCACCGGATAGTCGGGCCGCAGATCGGGAAGCAGCCCGGCGGCGTGGTAACTCGCGATCAGCAACTGCAGGCAATCGACGCCCGCGCCCTTGACCCGGGCGCGGTCGTGGAAGGTCGTGCCGATCCAGGTCCGCGCCTCGGCGATGACGGCTTGGCGTTCATCGAGTTGCATCATCTTAAACAGCCCGCGAAGGCCTGCCGCGCGGATCGCGCGTGAGCCGAGGGAGCGGACGCGACCGCCCGGCATTTTAGGGAACAAGAAAACCTCATACCGCCGTCGTCGGCTGCGGGATAAAGGGAAAGCCGCGATAGCGGGCGGCGTTGGAGAATTTCGGGCAACCGTTCGTTCCGGCCCAGCTTTTGTCGCAGCCCTGATAGATCGTGAACGTGTCGCCGGTTGCGGGCGCTGTCGGGAATGGGGCCAAGACCGTGATGCTGGCCGAGGTTGAGGAATTATACACCGACACGCGGATCGAACGGGACAGGCCGTTCAGCACGCCGGAGGTAAAGACGATCTTGCCCAGATTGTAATCGTCCTCGACGTGACCGGTGGTGATGATGTTCAGGTTGATATTCGAAACGCCGGACGACGCAGCGACCGTGCCGGTTTGCGAATAGGCGGCGGTGTTCACGCCGCAGGCGGCATCGCCGAGATTATTGAGGCATCCCGGCTGATAAAGGTTGCGCGGCATTTGCAGGTTCAACAGCTCGAGGTGACTGTTGATGGTAAAGGTCGCGATCGTGCGGCTGGCGTCGATCTCCACCACGCGCCCCACGAACAGGCGGATCGCGCCCGCGCGCGTGTCGCCATAGGTCGGCATGAACAGCCGCTCGAAGATCAGTTCCGAGCCATCGAACACGCCGCTATGCACCGCCGACAGGAATGGCGCGCCGAGGATTTGCGCCGCGCCGGGGATGACGTCGAATTGTAGCGTATCGACCGCCGTGCCGACCTTTTGATGCACCTTGGCCTTAGCGTCCTGGCGGTCGAAATACGGCCCGGTCGAACCGCCGCAGGGATAGAGCACGCCATTATAGGTGACATCCTGGTCGCCGCCGCAGTAACGCAGCACGTTCGAGCCCAGATTGCCGCCGGAGAAGGTGAAGACATCGGCCTGAAACCACTGGCGCGATTCCAGAATTTTCCGCAGCGCGGGCGATGTCGGCTTCATCGCGGAGTCACGCTGATCACGGCGGGCTCGGCATCGATATTGCCCGCGAATTGGACGATGACGCCGTCGGCATACGGATCGCCGTAGACCGGTTCGCCGGCGGCATCCTCGATATCCAACAGCATCCGCGCTTGCGCTTTGTCGGCGGCGGCCACGCGGGCGCTCGCCAGACGATCCGTGGGGCGCGTCCAGATGACAGACCAGAGTTTCATAATAGGGCCTACTACTTGATCTGGATAAACGAGACTTTTTTGTTTTCGAACAGCGATTGCATGAAGTTCGAAAAGGTCATCGTGTCGTCGGTGAAACGCACCGGGAAATAGTAGGAGAAGGTGGCGACGATGACCTGCCCCACGCCCGGCGCGCCGGCGACGAAGTTGATCGTGCCAGGCGGCGTCGCGCCATTTTCCCAAGCGCCGACGCCGTAATCCGTGCCGTTGACTTTGGCGACGCCGCCGACCGTCAGGCTCGTCACGCTTTGCGGGGCCAGGATCGGCTCCACCGCGCCGCCATAGGCGCGGATCAATTGAAACTGGATGGTCGATCCGTCGCCCACGCCGATGGTCTGAGCGGTCACGGAATTGTCGTGCGGGTCGAGATACAGGAACGAATCCAGCATTCCCGTGCGGTTGTTGAAAAACCCTTCGAGCTGCGCCTGCTCGGTATAAGTCGCACCTTCGAATGTGCCTTGGCGTAGGAAACTATAGGACGACGTCCAGGTCCGGCGCGGCGTCGATTGCCGAGCGATGCGAATTTCCTTACCGCTGTAATTGGTGACGATAGTGGTGGCGAAGGCCGGGGCGCGATCGACCGGCCATTCGAGACCGGGAAGAGACGGGAAAATCGATGTGCTCATGGATCAGCCCGGTACGTTAAGAAGGCGCAGCTGGCCTGACAGCGCCTTCACCAGCGCCCCGCCATTGTTCATGAACAGGCGCTGTACGCTTTGGGCATCGACCGCTTGCACATTGACGTTGATGTGAGTGTCGCCGCCGGCGGTCCCCCCAGTCGAACCCGCGGCGCCGCCGTTTTGGAAGAAATCACGCATCGGCGCGGCAATCGCGGCGGGCAGGATCGATTCCTTGGCGTGAGCCTGGACCAGCATGTCGGTCGGCAGGTTCCAGACGCCGCCCGCAGCGGAGAGCCCGGGAATGAAACTGAGCACGGTCAGTTCGGCAGTCTCGCCCGCAGGAACCGCCGCGGGTCCGATTTCCGGCGCCATGAAGGCCGCGACGCCGGCGCCTGTCTCAGCTGCCGATACCGTAATCGATTCGATCGCCTTACCCAACATATCGAGGATGCCGGACGAGGCGCCCGCGGCGTCGGAGGCCGAGCGGATCGCATTGCCGGCCTCGGTCGCTTCGGTCATCGTCAGTTCGGACGCGATCCAGTTGGTGGCGCGTTTGACCGCCATGCCGACGAAATCGGAAATCACCGCCTGCCCCATCTTGGCGGTGGCCTGGCGCAAAGTTTCGTTGCCGCGAATGATGCCGTTTAGCGACGATTGGAATGCGTTGCCGATCGGCGACAGGATCGACATCCAAGACGCCTCGGATTCCTTGACCCGCTGCTGCTCAAGCGCGCGCATCTTGGCATCGTGCTTGACCTCTTCGGCATCGGCCTTGTTCTGCAATTGCTGGCGAACCTGCGCGCTGGCGCTCTGGGCCTGATTCTCTTTGTTCAACTCGCTCCGGATAGCGGCGTAGCGCGCCTCCTCGATACGAATTTGCTGGCTGATCGCCTCGTCGGCAGACTCTTTATAACTGTCCTTCAGGATCGCTATTTCCGCCGTTTGCTGGGCGAAGCGGTCATCGATCTCTTTCAAACTCCCTTTTTCGTCGGCAAGAGTTTTCAAGGATTGGCCGGCGCCGGCAGCGGCGGTCCCGATGCCGGCCAAGTTTTCCTGGATTTCCTGCGCCACCTGCGCGACCTGTTGCGATGAATCGGATAGTCCGCTTTGCAGCGCGTTGTTATCGACCTCGAAACCGATCTGAATCTGATTGTCGGTCATGGCTCACCCATAAAAAAAGCGCCCGCGAGGGGCGCTTTCGAGATACAGAACAAACGCGTTAGTTCGTGGACGTTTTTATCGCGGTCAAAAGGCCGTCCTCGAAATAGAGAACGTTATTGTCGGGATAGCTCCATTTCTCGCGTGTGCTGTTTATTGTTTTGAGTGTTTCGATCTTATTGGGGTCACCCCAGGCCGTTCCCAAAACGCTTTTCTGCGACATCCCGACGACGACACCCGGGAGTTGCCGCCGCCTTTCGAACTCCGGCTTATCGAGATGGCGGAGAAAGGTCGGATAGGCGCCGATAGCTTTTGGGGCGATCGCCGGCGGACGGTCGATCAGCGCGGCGCGAAAACTCTGGATCGGAATCTCCACGAAACCTTGAGAACCGTTATCGAGAGCGACCTTAAACCAGGTCTGGAGCTCCGGGGACTCGTAGAACCCGAGGACCGTTATTTTCCCGGGCACGACTACGGAATTCGACGCGTAATTAGGCTGCGAATACAACAAAAGCGTACTGCCGTTTTTGGTGTAGTAGGTGTGACCGATATAGGGTGCGGCGACAGCGCTGTCTTGCGCTTGAAACTTGTCCTGGATCGTCGTGCATGCGACGAGCGCCGCGCCGCAAATTCCGAAAACAAAACCCTTCAGTATCCATTCAGCATTTCGCAAACACCCCTCCATCGCCCGTTTCGGAGAGCAGTTCTCCAAGTCCGGTTGTTCCGGTTTCGTGCCGGTTATAGCCGATCATTCGACGTAGGAGTAGATGGGATGGCGGAAATTTAAGCCAGTAGGCGGCGAGTTCCTGATATTGACCGAGCGTCATGCCGTCGATCTCGGCCCATGTATATCCGCAGGCCGTGGCGATCAGAGCGTAGATATCGCCCCAGCCGGGGAATTCGCCGCCGGGGCTTCCCCCGGCGATGCCGCCCGGCGCTCGAGACCCGACAGGACCGCGACCGTGGAGACGGCGGCTTGCAGCTCCACAATGCTGGGCGACAGATCGTCGAACCGGGCGCGGGTGAAATCGGGATCGGCCGAGGTCATCGCGGCGGCGATGATCTCGCCCTGCGCGTCGACCTTGGCCTCGCTGTCGATGCCGAGCTGGAGGAACAGCGGCAATATCCGCTTCAGATCGCGGAATTTCAGCGGCGCGACCGGATAGGCCTGCCCGCCCAGGGTAACGGTTTCGCCGGCCATGTTATTCGCTCAACCAAACATTGCCGATATTGCCGGCGGCATCGGCCGCGGCCTGGAAATCGAATTCGGGGATCATGAAGTCCTCGTTCTTGAAAGCAAGCGAAAGCTTCGGCGCGATCACCGAGTTCAGTTGCAGGTTCAGGAGCTTGCCTTGGTACTGTTCGTTCAGCACCAGCTTGAAAGTCGGTTGCGCGCCCATCAACAGATTGGTCAGCGCCAGGCTGGTCCCGGCCGTCGTGGTGTAGCTGTAGGTGATCAGCACATTGGCGTTGGCGTCGCCCGACCCGAAGGTGTAGACGCCGCCGCTGACCGAATATTGCCCGGTCGCGGGCGCGCTGGGCACCGGCGTCAGCATCGCGCCGTTCGCGGCATAGGCGACGCCGAGATCGGCGACGAAGGTGGCGTGGTTGGCCACCGTCACCGTATAGGCCGAACTGGCCGGTACGGTTCCGGCCTCCCCCAACTGCGTCAGCGTGTTGCCGCTGCCCAAGGTCTGGCCGAAGAAGATGTTGTTGAAATTGGCGGCTGTGATGCGCGCCGCCTTGGCCTTGCCGGTGATCTTGAGCGCGCCGCGCGCCAGCGCCGCCGGGGCCTGGAACTGCCCCATCAGTTCCTTGACGGTGAAGCTGATATCGAGCTGGACCTCCTGCAAAGTGCCGAACTGCGCTGGGGCGGGATTGGCGATATCGGTGCGCAGCGCGATAAGCGCGCCGACGCCGAAGGCATATTGGGTCATGGATCAGATCTCCTGTTCAAAAAACTGGGCGATTTCGGTTTCGAGATGGCCCAGCGCCGCGCGCAGATGGTTGTAGGCATCGACAGAGCGGGCGACCGGCGACCCGGGGATATGCGCGTTGAACCAGCGGTCGATCGCCGAGCGCGCCGGGCTGGTCGCGGGCGTGGGTGCGCCTTCGGCGGCCGGCTCGACCGGCGCCGTATCGGAAATGTCGGACATAGGAGTCTCCTAGGGGGTCAGGATTTCGATCGGGACGATGGCGAAGGCGTATTCGCCGAGCAGGCCTTCGTCGGTGTCTATCCGGCCGTTGATGGTGACGCGCCGAGCCAGACCGCCCAGCGTCTGCACCACCGCCGCGTCGTTGGCGCCGAAGGCCTGTTCGACAGCGTCGAGCAGCGGATTCAGCAGGGATGAGGTCGGGAAGCTTTTGTCGCCGGAATGAGCGTAGAGCACGAGGTCGATATGCATGATCCGCTTCAGCGGCTGCATCCCGGTCCATTCGACGGTCTCGCCGCGATAGATCATGAACAATGCCGGGCAGTTTCCCGGCCCGACATCCTGCGGCGATTTAAGCCGCCGGCCGGCGAGGCGGATACCGGGGACGGCGTGGTCGCCAACCGTCAACAGATCGAACAAGGCGGCCTGGATGGCTTCACGGCTCATGGCTTGGAGACCTCCGCCAAGGCGTCGGCGAGAATGCCCGGAATGGCGGGCGCGATTTCGGCGAGCGCGGCGCGCAGAAAGGAGTGCGCCGGATAATCGACGCGGCGGGTATGCGCCCGCACCGGGACATCGACCGGTTTGATCGGCCGACCGAAGGCCATGGTCTGCCGCCGGACGAAGGGGGCGATATTTTCAATGCCGCTGAAACCGTATTCTTGGAAAGCGGCATAGGGCGTGTCGGCTGTTACGGTTGCGGCGATGCCGGTTCCGGTCGCGCTGACTTGGGCGGCCAGCGAGGCGCGAAGCGTGCCGGTGCGGGCTTTCAGCACCCCGCCGGACAGATTGCGCGATGCGGCGGCGAGAATTTGCGTGGCGATGAGGTTACTCGCCCGTGAGATTGCCGCCTCGGCGGCGGCTGGATAGGCGTTCAGCCAGTCCTCGACCGGCTGTGTGTTCAAGGTCGCGCCGATCATGCCAGATTGGCCCTTGAGTAGTTCCGGATGACGCTGGCGATGAACGGGCTGACGTCCTTTTGCGCATAGGCGGTGGTGGCGATACCACCCATGCTTTCGGAGGTTTTGCCGAGCCTATCCTTACCGCGATAGCGCAAACCCACCAGTTCCATCACCGCCTCGACGACATCGGCGGGCGGTACGGCGTAACCGGCGGTATAGGTCACCGCGATATTGGCGAGGCCGCGGGTGAAACCATAACCGAACAGCGAGATGACATTGGCGTTCAGCACCCATCCCAGGCTCCGCTCCGCAATCAGAGGCGGGATGGCGAGGCCATCGACCGTCAGCGCGGTTACTGCAATGACCGGCGTATACCGTAAATGCAAACGCCGATTGCCCTTGCCGTCATAGAGCTCGCTATAAGTTGTCTGCACGATCGGTTGGGCGCAGGCGGTGATGAAGAACGCGCTGGCCGCCGAAATCAGCCGCGACAGCACGCCGTCGTCATTGGATTGCAGATCGCCGCCCAGATAGGCTTTGACATCCGCCAAGGTGACCAGATCGCCTTGAGCCATGGCGCGCCTCCGTCATCGAGAAAAGGGAGGACCGGCCCCTGAAGGAGCCGGTCCGGGTCGGCGCTTCGTCGTTAGCGATCAGCCGTTGGCGATGTTGGCGATAACGCCCATCGCGAACGGGGCGTAGATCGCCAGGACTTCCTCGGCATAGACGCCGAATTCGTAGGCGCGGGTCTTTAGCGGCCAATCCATCCGGTAATAGTCGCGGCGGGTTTTGACCTCGGCGACGTTCGGGACATTGCTGGACTGGTACTGCGCCGGCAGGTTCTCCGACCAGCCGACGATGGTGCCCGGCGGCACGAAGGGGTGGATCTTGACCGGGATCTTGTAGCCCCCGTCGAGCGCGAAGGGGTTATAGTAATACTCGACGACGCCGTTCGCGATAATAGCGAAAGGATCCTGGCCGTCGCTGGTGTAGCGCAGCAGCGGACCGGAGGCGCTGGAGAGCACCTTGTTGGTGATCGAGCGCTGTTCCTGGCTGTTGACGTAGAGGACGGTCGGGCTGACCTCGTACTGATCCCACATCTTCTGCAGCATCAGGTCGATCTCGTTGACCGAACCGCGGCCCGACGCGGTCAGCGGCGTGCCGGTTCCGGCGGTGCCGGTGGCGAGATAGTTCACATAGGCGCCGGACCCGGCCTTGAGCGCCGCCGTCAGCAGACCGTCATAGGCAAGACCCGGATTGGCCGAGTTGTCGGCGGTGATCGCGGTCGCGGCCTGGCTGCCGGTGGCGAGCGGCGCGGAGAAGGCGACGCTGTTGATCGTGGTGATCGCCTGCAGCTTTTCCGCGCCCGCGATACCGACATACCAGGCATAGCCGACGGCGCCGACCGCGGCCGTGACGGAAGCGAACAGGGTCTGGCCGAAGGTCACCGCTTGGGTCGCATTGGCCGAGGGAGCCGACGAACCGCCGTTGAGGCTGAAGCCGGCGCCGTCGGCGCCGGTGATGGATTTCGAGGTCGCCACCCCGCCGGTGAGGCTGGAATTACGATAACCTTCATAGGTCAGCGCCACGACGATCACCGAATAGGTCGCGGCCGGCAAAGTCGCGCCGGTGCCGCTGGCCGACAGCGACGGCGTGGCCGGCGTGCCGAGCTGAAGCGAGCCATTGCCGCCGAGAAAGGCGTTTTCTTCCTTCAGCATCATCTTCTGCAGCAGCCGCATGGTGGCGGTGGCCTGGATATCCTCGAAGCCCTGGGCGGCCGAGACCGCCTCGAAGGTCACCGAATCCTCCTCGCCGATCGTGGCGAAGGAGGCCGAGCGGGTCGAGGTGTTATAGCTCATCCTGCCGGAGCGCTGGCCTTCCGGCACCCAGCCCATCGCATCCCAGCCGGAGCCGATGATGGCGTTGACCTGCCGCCAGTTGGTGGCCGTGCCGGTGCCGCCGCCGACGCGCGGGAGCACGTTGCGGATGGGCGTGGCGGCGGGGTAGAGGTTCTTGGCCGAAGGCTGCAGGTCGTAGGCGACCAGACCGGTCGAGGTGGTGATCGCCTTGGACAACACTTCGGGGGTGGCGTGAGACAAGGCATCCTTGACCTGCGCCAAGGTATCGGCGGTTACATTTCCATTCATCGTTGAGAGGCTCCATCATCGGGACGGGACGCCGTCGCGGCGTTCCCACCGCCTTGCCCAAGGGCGAGTTGCAAATTTCCGGTCGGCGGGCTTCACTGGCCGGAATGGGGAGAGATTTGGACAGGCCTATGCACTGCCAAAACAGAATCGGTAACCGGAACTGAGCGGAGTCGTTTAGGATAGTCTCCGGTTTAGGCGGATTGACTTAGACGCGCCCTTTTTCCGCGCCGTTGGCCCATTTCTTGGCCATATACTCAAACTCGCAGAAAAATGTCGGCGTTTGCGATACGCGCCGGACTTCCATCACAAAAGGTTTTAGCGAAATCCAATCCAGTAACTTTTGCTCGTTGCGAATCTTTATAAAGAGTCGCCTGTCTTCGATTATGGTCGCGTTGGTGCGCTCCATCAGAAGCAAATCCAAGGTTGCGCGGCGACGCGCAATAGATCGATTTGTCTTGAGCGTGAAGAAAAGGCCCAGGGCAGATGCAATTATGGCCCCTCCTTGAAAGAAGAGGCCATAATTTTGAATCTCATCGGGCGTCAGAGCTATTTAGCCGCCCCAACCTTCACGGAAAAAATGGTTTCCCATCTGTTCCTCCTGACCTTCTAATAGGTTCGATTATTCAAAACACGTCACTGAACTGTGACAGGTTCAGCATAGGCGCTCAAGTGCCGGAACGGCTGAGAGTCTCTTAGTGCGATCGAACGATCACTGATATGTTGGCATTACAAATATGAAGTCAATAATATACCTGTCTCACCTTATGACAGATAGCATGAATAGCTTGGCGATGCCGATCGACACCGGATTACTGGTTTGCGAATTCGAGATGAACAACGCGGCGATGGCGGTCGAGACATCGGCGGTCATGGCGCGGTTCATCGGCGACAGACCGCTGCATGCGCGGTTCCTGAATACACTGTCGATGCTGGAGCATCTGGGCAGCCATAAGATCATGGCGACCCAGCGCGGCAAGACCATCGACCAGCCGACCCTGAAACATCTGGCCGACGAAACCCGCCACGCCTTCTTCTTCAAGCGCCACGCCGACCGCGAGGCCGGCCGCACGATGGATTACGAGCACGACGACATGGTCGCCGCGTCGTCGGCGCGCCGATACTTCCACCGGCTGGAAGCCGAAATCGCGCGCGTGTTCGATGCCGACGCCCATCCGCGCGCGGTGTACCTCACCATGTCTATGATCGTCGAGTTCCGAGCAGTGTGGGGCTATCGCCTATACCAGGCGGCGCTGGAAAGCGCCGGTCACACCGTGTCGCTGAAAAGCCTATTGGCCGAGGAACGCGGACATCTGACCAATATGGCGGAGCGGCTGCACGGACTTTCCGAGCTCGATCATGCCCGCGTTCGGGAACTCTGCGCGATCGAGCAGCGGCTGTACCGAAAGCTGCTATCGGCCTTCGCCGGCAGCGTGGCGACCTTGCCGTTGAGCATCGATAATGCGGTGACGACGGTGGCGGGGATGGTGGCGGGTTAGACGCACGCTTAACGAAATTAAGCGTGCTTATTTTACCCCAGGAGCCTTGTGAGACGAACTTTCAAATGCCGGATCGGTTAGAACCTTACGAGCGGCGTTCTCAATTCTATCTCCAATAGCCCACCAAAAAAGAGCAATTACGGCTGATAAAATTACACCGGCCACAATACTACCGGTTTTCACCCTGTCGATGGTGAGGACGGCAGTATCGAGTTTGCTTCCGAACTTCTCCTGAACCGATATGAGATGATCGATCTTCGTATTTAGCTTGCCGATCTCAACCAAGACGAAGCGTATATCGGAAGTAGGATATAAATCTTGCGGCGGCGGGACGCTCGCTACTTCGGTTGGCGGCCCGGCAGCTACTGATGGAGGGTTCTGGTTAGCCAACCGCACGACTTTCTAATTTTACCTTTAGCCAATCCCATACTGTTTGCGGAGCGCGTCCAAAATATGATGACGTCGCGAAAATAATTGCATTCCCAAGAGTCGGCAGACCTGGGTTTTTGGGATCATAAACTCCCAATTTCGCACTTAACTCTACGGCGGTCAGCGAACTTGAAACCAGCCACTGAGTTCCGCTGACCATATAATGGTCGTTAGGAAATGCGGTCTGAATCTGCTCGGCAATTTTCGGGGTGTCCGCTGGTAAGAGCACTGCAAAAATCGTCATGCGCTAAATTTCCCGACGCGTCGTAGAGACACACTATAACGCTTCCATCGTTAGAATGTGCCTGATCGGCTTATATGATACGTAAAAGAGCCTTTGCATATAGATTTCGGGACAGATTATCAGAATCATTTCAAATCTGCTCGCCCCGATTCAACGACTCCAGCCTGTCCAATGTCCTACCCATTCGCCACCTTCTCGATCTGCGCCAGGGTCATCGGGCGGCGCAGGGCGCGTTTGGCGAGTTCGACCGGGTCGCGGGAGATTTCTTCGCCGGGGTGGAGGCCGCCGAGGCGGTCGGTGGATTTTTCGATGGGGATGGCGCGCAGCGCGGCGCGGCGGTCGGCGGGCATGCGGGATAGGGCTTTGCGAAGGGCGTCGCGTTCGGCGATGAGGCCGGCGATCTTGTCGGTCATCGCGTCGCCGCCGGCGCCGGTATCGTTATCGTCGTCATCATCATCATCATCGGGGGCGCAGCCGTCGCAGGTTGCGCCCAGCGCGACCGCCTGGTCGTGGATGTCTTGGATCATCCGCAGATCGGCGGCGGAGTTGCGCGCGCCCGCTTTACGGAGACCATCCATGTCGTCGGCCTTATACATGGTGAACACCGCCTCGGGATTGGCGGGGCGATCGACGAGGCTGATTTCGGAGAGTTTGACGCCGGTGATGACGTGTTTTTGGACATGGTCGCGCGACACCACGCGGCCGCCGATCGAGAAGCCTTTATAGACGCCCTGCACCACCTTTTCCCAGGCGGTGGGATCGACGATCTTGGCGGCCAGATGCAGTCCCGTCTCGTCCAGCCCGGCCTCGGTCGCGACGCCGACCGCCGAAGGCTGATGCATCTCGCGGATATTGCCGAAGCGCATATATTCGGGCAGCGCGGCCTCGAGCGCCTCGCGCTTGACGATCTCGCCCTGGCTGTCGAGCGCCTCGGTCGAGGCATAGCCGAACACCATCTGCTCGGCCTCGTCGATCTTGGTAATTTTGGCGTAGAATTTCATGGGTTGGTCTCCGTTGTTTTAGGCCGTCATCCTCGCGAAAGCGGGGATCCATCCCCCCCGTCGCCGAGATGCCCGTAGATGGATTCCCGTTTTCACGGGAATGACGATCAAAAGAGCAGAATGACGATTAAGAGGATGCAGAAGAGGGCGGCTGTTGGGTTGAGCCGCTCAACACACTCGCCAAGGTGACGGCGCCGGCGGCGGTGTAGATGAGCGGGGTGTCGCCGCCGGCGATGGGGTCTTCGCCGGATTCGGCGCGGGCTTCGTTGATGGTTTTCAGGCCGGATTTGAGTTTGATATCGGTGATCTGGGCCTGTTTCATCGGGTCGGCGGATTTTTCGTCGATCCATTCGAATTCCAGGTCGCTGTAACCAAAGTCGTCCTCGATCACCTGATCGACCAGGCATTTGATCCACAGCATGATCGGGCCGAGGCCCTCGCCCAGCGCCATTTCCTGGGCGTTGTCGGCGGTGGCGCGGTTCATCTGGCGGGTGAAGGGCGCGGGCGATGTCGAGAAGGCGTAGCACACCACCCGCGCCAGCCATTCGTCGAAATCATCCTTCAGCGGCGGCTCGCGCATCGCCTGGTAGCGGAAATCGGCCGGGACGAAGCGGGCGTGGCGACGCTCGGCCGTATTGCCGGCCATGATGGTGTCCCAATATTCCTGAAACTGCACGATCTGATCCATCGTCCAGCCCTGGGGCACGGAGAGGATCGCCTCGGGCATGTTGCCTTCGGTGAAATATTGCAGCTGCGCCAGCTGTCGGCGCAACGCGATGTTGACGGTGGTGATGATCTGTTCGACCGGCGAAAAGCCGTAGACCTTCGCGGTGCGGGGGTTGCGCGGCAAATAGAGCAGCTCGTCGCGCGCGAAATCGGCCTTGGGGATGCCGTGCAGCACCTGTTGATAGGCGGGATCGGGCGGCACGGGACTGCGCCCGTTATCGTCGATCAGCACCTTGATCGTCGCGCCGTCCACCGGCTCGAGCGCCAGCAACGCGCCGCCGACGCTGCGCGCCTTGTAGAGCGTGGCGGCGTCGATGACGAACAAGTCTTCCAGCAGCATGCGCAGCCAGCTGCCCCAGCGATGCAGGCCGTCGGGCTTGCGGAAGAAACCCTCCAACTCGGCGACGCGGGGATCGGTCGCGGCAGGCAGGCGCTTAGCCGAAGTTTGGCCGGGTTTGGGCCGGATGTTCCAGCGCAGGCGTTCGACCTGATCCTTGCGGGTTTCGATCACCAGGCGCAGCACATCGTAGCTGTCGGCCAGCGCCCGCATCTGCACGAAGGACACGCCTTCTTCGCCGCGCGGCTGATATTGGATGTTGAGGCCGGACATGTAATCGAACCGGCGGGGTTCGATGAAGGCCGGCGCGGCGGGCTCGATCGGCTGGAGCGGGCCGAACCAGTTGTCGGGCGAGACGCCGCGGATTGCATAGCGCAGGCCGGCGGTCAACCTGCCAATAAAGCCGGGCTGGGCGGCGACCGTCAGCGGCGTCAGCTTACCTTCAGGCGGCATCGGGCAACCCCACGGCGTTGAAGAAGGAATGGATCGCGATGCGGCGGCCGTTGACCGTGCCGCAACTGAAGCCGAGCGCGTACCGCCCGGCCGGAGGCTGCCCGATCGCCTGAGCCGCCACCGTGCCGATCAGCCCGGGCGCGCCGTCGAGCGCCGTGGCGTAATTCGAAACCGGCGTATCGACGGGAAAGAACAGAACCTCCAGGCTGCCGGGATCGAGGCTGTCGCCGGCATCCAGCGCCCAGCCGAGATCGATGCCGAAGACATCGTCGGCCGCGACCGACAGCGCCGGAAAATCGCGCCCGGCATAGCCGGAGATCGTCGCGGGGCGCAGGGTGCGGCGGAGATTGAGGGTCAATGTGCTCACAGCGCCACCCGCCAAACCGTCAAGCAGAAAAGACACGGGTCCGCCCTGGCCCAACCCCAATGCGATCGGCCAACCGGACATCGGCGGTCTCCTGAGTTTCGAAACAAGGTTTTAAGGGAGCCAAAGGGAAAAGGAGCCGAGGCTTTGATCTGCGATTATCTGCGTCATCTGTGGATCAGATTCATCCGCATATGACGCAAATTGGCACAGATGAAAGGTTTCCTTTTATATCGGCAATGTTTTAGCTCAACGCTGCTTTGGAACACCGGAAGGACTAAGCCGCGCGTTTGCGGGAGGTGGGGGCGACGGCGTTGTCGAGGGTGAAGCTCATGGCGGCGGTCGTCGCATCCAGCTTGCGCGCGGTCAGGGTCGTTCCCGATTGGTCGACATTGGTCAACACCGACAGCATACCGTAGAGCAACTGCGCCAGGGTGCCCGGCTGTCCGTTGGCGGCATAGCTTTCGGTCAGGGTGTTGACCAAAATGCCGAGCGCGGCGCCCGCCGTTCCAGCCGCGGCGTGGCCGGACAGGCCGGCATCCAGCACGTCGCCGGCGACCGCGGTAATGTCGGGAGGCTGCAGCTGCAGCCCCAACGTCGCGGTGCCGTCGATATAGCGATCGCCGGCCGCGCTCAGACCCGCCCCGGCATCGACCTGCCAGATCGCCTCGCCGGCGGCGGCGGGATCGTAGGTGAATTTATACGCGCCCTGCCCCACTTCGGAGATCGCCGGCGGCGCGACGTCGGAATTGTCGGAAAGCTTCTTGAAAAACACGAAGCCCGGCGTCAACCCCGCCACCCGCGCCCCACCGGCCGTGCTGTCGCGCACCACAAAACTAAACGGAATAGCGGTCATGATCGCGCCCTTTTGAGTTGATGGGATGGGGTCGTGGGGGTGGTGGGGGACAAAGCAACAATCACTTGTATTGCCCAAGTGGCGGCCGTTGCTTGATCGCCATGATCGTTCGGATGCAGCAAATCTGCGCTGCGCTGAAGAAATGGGCGCCGCTGGAAATAGTTGTACGGGCCTAGCGGGTTGGAATGAAAAATCGTTGTCCCGTTCGCGAGTTCCGCCATTGCCGCGTCGTAAGCGATCAGACGCCCGGAATTCTGAACGCTATACGAACCGGACGCTTCGCCCTGAAACATCGGGCCGAGCAGATGGACGGCCTTCAGCGTCGAAATATGCGCGAACAGATACGCGATGATTGACGCGTAATTTGACTGATAGGTTGATGGCGGGGTCGCTACTCCGGTTTGCGCATCATTCGCCCCGAGATTTGAGACGATCCGCGTAACGCCCGCCGCCGAGAGGGTCGCAACAGCGGCAGGCAAATTCGATCCGCTCGGAAGCCAGTCGTTCGTCGAAGTTCCCGATATAGCAAGATCAAGAGAAAAACTTAATCCGCCGCCGGTCGCCGTGGTGTTCGTCCCGCCGTACCATTCTTTCGACGGCATTCCGAAATTAAGCTGGTCGATCATCGCCGCAAACGGGCTTTCGATGGTCGAATACGATCCCGCTTCGATGGAATCTCCGATGCCGCCGACGATTTCGAGGTTTGCCGCCGCCATCGTCGTCACACTGATTTGCGTCGAATAAACCGTCGTGCTCGATACGGTGTCGGTATAAGCCTGCGTGTAGAAATACGAGGTCGCCGGTGTGCGCCCGGTATCGATATAGCTTTCGGCCGTCGCGCCGCTGATTGCTGACCCGAGCGAACCGCCGCTTGTCGAGCGATACCATTGGAAGGTAAAGCTCCCGCTGCCGCCCGTCGCTTCGGTCGAGGAAAGCTGAACCGTCTGTGCGCCGACATAGGTCGCATAGGCGATGCCCGCGCCGCTCGCCGTGTTGACCACGCACGAGGCGCTATGGTTGGCGCTGAATGCTCCGGTTCCGGTCGCCGTCAGCGTCTTCGTCGTGCCGCCCGCGCCGCTCGCCGGGGTGTAGGTGAAGGTTTGCGGCGTGCTCGCGTTGACCGACGTAAAGGTCAACGACGATGGGGTAAATGTGCCGCCGCCGCTTGCGTCCGAAAGTGTGATCGTTTCATTCGACGCCGAAGTGCCGTTCAGCGTCACGGTGTAATTGCCGGTCGCCACGCTCGGGACCGTCGTTTGCGACGACGGCGTCAGCGTAAAATTCGTTGCCGACGTGTTGGTTACCGCGCACGATGCTGTGTGTGTCGCGCTGAATCCGCCAGATGCTGTCGCGCTCAATGTGAGCGTTTCCGTTGGATCGCTCAAAGCAGGCGTGTAGGTGAACGTCTGCGGCGATGCTGTCGTGAACGTCAAGATGGACGGGGTGAACGTCCCGCCATTGCCGCCATCCGAAAGGGCGATCGAGGTTGAAGCGGACGGAACACCGTTCGGCGTAATCGTGTAACTGCCGGTCGGAACACCGACGTTTGTACTTTGACTTGATGGCGTAAACGTGAAGTCGGTTGCCGATCCGACCGAGGTCGTGAAAGAGAACTCGTTGGACCAAACAATCGCGCCCGTGCTGTTGGTCGCGGTTTGAATGTTATAATAGGTCGTCGAAGATGCGAGCCCGGTATAATTGACTGTCAGCCCCGTTGCACCGCTGACAAGGTTCGATGTCTGCGGGACGAAATTGACGTTGTTGGCGCGGTACATCTGATAGGTGTACGGCCCCGTCCCGCCTGTCGCGCCGGTGCTTGTGATCGTCGCGGAGTTCCCGGTTATGCTCGATGCACTTAGAGTACCACCGGCAAGCGAAGAGTTTCCGGTAACTTGCAGATTGTCGATGGCGTAGCTTGATGCGCCGGCATTATAGAATCCGGCATAACCGGCCGCCGTGACCGAACTATCAGTTTCGTTGACCTGATAAGACCCCGGCTCGGTCGTGCCAGCCGTCCAGACCTTGAGGCTGATCGTCGTGCCAATTGCCGCCGCGCGGATGCTGATAGCGGTTCCTGCGATATAGGAATAGCCCGTGTTCTGCACGCCGCCGACCGTGGAAAGCGAACCGGAGACGCACTTGTAAAGCTGAACTTGTACTGTTCCGCCGACGAAATTAACGAGCCAAACATAATAGTTTTGCGCCGCAGAATCACTGCGGATGATTGGCTGTATACCAAGGTTGTTGACCAGCGATTTCGTAACGTAAGCGATCGACATGTCGGCGGTCGCGGGGATTGAAACACCACTACCGCCAAGCAAGAGAACCTTGCCGCCGTCAGTTTGAGACGGGTTTTGAAAATCATTTGGGGACGAGTAGGCCGCGCCATCGGCGACGACGCTCCATGTCCCTGAAATCGCCGTGAACCAAGCGGGCAGCGCGCCCGCTGTATCGGCGTCGAAGTCGTCAGCGAAGAATAAGTTCATTTATTGGCACCGAGATGCTACGATTTTTTGAAAGTAAGGTGAAATGAAATAATCTTCGGATACACATTACAGCTAAGTGGGGCGATTTTCATGATCTCTCTAATCGTGCTGTTAATCCTGAACTATAATTTAATTCTCTCAGTCGAGCGTTACCACAAGCGTGAATATGAATTATATTTGTCGACTTGGATCGCCGAGGAGTGCGTTCACGATGAGTTAGAAGACTGGGCTTGGAAGGCTGATTGGTGAGAGCCTACAGAGGTGGTTAGCGTATCCTAAATAGACGCCGAGACAGTCTTATGCCGGGGCGATCCACAAATTTATGCGACGTCCAAGACACCCCTAGTACAGCGGCAACCGACCCAAACCCGTAAATTAGCAGCGGATGAAACGACTGCATCGCAGCATGTCTCACCAGCAGCAGAACGGGTATCTGCACGAGATAGATCGAATAAGATACGTTGCCCAACCAATGCAGCACCCTAACCGACAGTGTCCGGGCGCAACCGCCGCGATTATCCGAAAGCGCCGCCACCAGACAAACCTCAACGGCGATTGCAGCTAAATCGCAGCGCGCCAAGACCGCTACCGCCAGCATTGCTATCAAGAGCAACACCATCCGGTCTCGTGAAACCCAAGCAGGAAAGCCGCCACGCGCTAGTGAAATTCCGATTCCAAATTCAGCAAAACAACGCACAATAGGAAACCAGCTATTCACGAAAACTATATCCATCGACCACGCGTGTCGCCATGACACCCAGACGATCGCGCTGCCGCAAAAACAGACCATTAATGCGGCTAAGCTGGGTTTTCTCAGCCCGATTATTGCAAAAACCGGAAAGAGAAGGCTAGCGGCCCATTCAGTACTGATCGACCAATCTGGTGGGTTCAATAAAGTCGAAGACGCCGGAAGTACATTCCATCGCTGCACGAGTGCCGCTTCGCTAACGATGAAGAACCACCACCTGAAATGAATGCCCTGAACCGCCAAGATTAGAAGGCAAGCGCCCAGCACAACCCAGTGCAGCGGAAAGAGCCTTCCGAAACGCTTTCCGATGAAATTTAAATAGGTCCGAAAACCGAAAGAACCCGAGAACTCAGGGCCATGCCGTCGCCCCAAAATGTAACCGCTGAGCACAAAGAAGAAATCAACGGCCAAATAGCCCCGGTTCACTATGGGAAGGTCATCCCAACCAGGCACCGGCGACCATTTTCCGAGGTGGAAGATCAAAACCCACAGCGCGAATATTCCGCGCATTGCGGTTAGGGATTTGATTTCCTGCATTCGCATGGATTAACACGGCGGGCGGCGGGTCGCTATCGTGGATTGCGGCGGCGGTCGCGGCATATCGGCGTTATCGCGTGCGCCCGGCGCGGTCGCGGTAGAAATCGAGCAGGCCGGTGTCGGCGGGTTCAAGTTTCAGTTCGGTGACGGCCCAGACCAGCGCGTCGACGCGGTCGGGGGAGCCCTCGCCGGAGGTGGGGGACCAGTTGCACATTTGATCCTCCAGGGTTGGAAATGCGCCGGCGTGCTTGACGCGGTTTTGTTCGTACAGGGCGGAGACCGGTTCGGCGCGGGTTCGCTTGCCCTTCGAGGCGGTTACGCCCTTATAGGCGACATTGGGATCGACCGTGCGCAGCATGATCGCGACCATATCGCCGCCGTTGTTGGTTTCGCCGACGATGCGGTCGGCCTTGTGATCGGCATAAAGGTTGACGGCGCGGCGGCCCCATTCATCCGGCGTGAAGCGGCCGGAGGCGTCGGCCAGCACATAGACCAGCCCGTCGACGCCCAGCCCCGCAACCACGATGCCGGTTTCGTCCGAACCCTGGCCGGCGGTGACGGCGGGGTCGATGGCGACGACGATGCGCTTCATCTGCGGCATGTCATCCGGGGCGACGCGGGCGGATTCGATGCCGGCGCGCGTCCACAGCGCGCCGTCGGCCTGGTCCAGCAGCTCCGCCTCGATCTCCTGCCGGCCGAGGCGGGTGCCCTGGTATTTGGCGAGGATGACCGTCATGAAGGACGGGGCGAGGTTTTCCTGGTTGGCGAAGGTCGAGCCCCTGGTCAGAACGGTGGTCGGCGCGGCCGCCAGATCGCGGATCAGCCGGGTGGGCTTGGGCGTGGTGGTGACCACCACGCGAGGGCGCTCACCCAGGCGTAGACCGAACATCAGCATGTCCCAGGCGTGGGAATAGCGCCAGGACGACAGCTCGTCACACCAGGCGAAATCATGCTGCGGCCCGCGCAAACGCTCGGGCTCGTCGGCGGAATAGCATTCGGCGACGGCGCCGTTCGGCCAGGTCAGCCGCCGCTTGGACGGCTCATATATCGGTTGGCACCAGGGCGGCGAGACGGCCAGGATGCCGCTTTCGCCCTCGACCATCACGTTGCGCACATCGGCGGCGGTGGGCGCCACCAGGGCGATGCGCCGGGCGCGGCCGGCCTCGACCTCAGCGCCGACCGTTTGCGCGCCGGTGCGGGTTTTGCCGAAACCGCGGCCGGCGAGCAGCAGCCAAACCAGCCACGTGTCGGAGTCCGGCGGCAACTGCTCGCGCCGGGCGCGCCATTTCGACCAGTTCCAGAACAGCCGCAGCTTGTCCTCATAAGTCGGGGCCATCCGGCGCACCGAGGGCAGCCGTTCGTTTTCGGGCTGCGATGCGATCAAGCTCATCGGTGATTCGCCGCTCAAGTTCGGCCTCATCGGTGGGGCTGTGGGCAATGGCTTTATGGGCGCTGGGGACGGTCATGTCGAAATTCTTTCGTTCCCGGTCCATCAGCAGGCACGCGACCCGGCAGACCGAGGCGAAACCGGCGATCAACCCGCCGCCGCCCAGCAGTCGGCCGAGGCTGCCGTCGTCCAGCGCGTCGATCATATGGCCCAGATGCCCGACCAGACACATGGCGGTGGCCCGCATGCCGGATAGATCGTCAAGATGCACCGCGGCCAGGCCATCGGCGGCGATCGGGCTTTGCTGCACGCTGCGCGCGTCCGGCGCACGACCGTGGGTCTGGCTGGATGTGCCGACCATGAGCGCCTCGATGGAATTTGGAAGGAATGTGCGGGCCGCGTCATCAACTCGTCGACCATGAATAACGTGTACGCCGTTCGTTCGGATTTGTCAACGGGCATTTTGTGATTTATCACATTTTTCTTTTCGGGCGTCGTTGCGAGGAGCAGAGCGACGCGGCAATCCAGGATTGGCGCCTGTTGCTTTGGATTGCCGCGCTGCGCTCGCAATGACGAAAAGGCGGAAATGCCCCTAACGCCCGTTATATTTGCCCACGATGGCCTGGACCTCGGTCCATTCGGCGCGGGGGAGGGTGAAGTCTTCGGGGGGGTTGTATTGGCGCAGGCGCCAGTGGGCGTCGTCCCAACCCAGCAGGCGCTTGATGAGGACATGGGGAGTGCCGTCGGCCTCCTTGCGGACCAGGATGACATCGGCGTTGCGGCGGGGCGGCAGAGCGGGGTGGATGAGCGCGATGTCGCCTTGCTCATAGGCGGGGCTCATCGATTCGCCGACGACATAGACGCCGTAGCCGGACCGCACGGTCATCAGGGGGTCGGGCCGCATCATCTGCTGTATGGGGTCGGAGGAGACCAGCATGGCGCCGGCCGGCCCGCCCTGGGCCGCGCCGTAGACCGGGAAATCGCGTTCGGGCGGCTGCTGATTGGGTGTGGGCCGGCCGGGCGGGGCGGATGCGGATTCGCTGCCGGTCAGATGGGCGACGGCGATGTCGAGGACGCGGGCCAAAGCCTCCAGCGTGGCATAGCGCGGGCTGGCGATGCGGCCATCGATGATGTCGCGCACGGCGGTGATGCCTAGGCCGGCGGCGAGCGACAGGCTGCGGGGATTATACCCCGCCTCGCGCATCAACCGATCCAGCCTTTGAGAGAGAATTTCGCTCAT